CGTTGGTACTGCTGGTACACCTCCAACAGGATTGATCACCTACTTGACAGCTGGTGCTTATCTTGATGCTGAAGGCGCACCAAGAGACGGACGTCGTGCTTGTATCGTTGAGCCTTTCACATCTGCAACAATCGTTGACAGCTTAAAAGGTTTGTTCATGCCTCAAGAAGCCATTGCCGAGCAATATCGCAAAGGTCTAATGGGTCGTGATTCTGCTGGTACAAATTGGAAACTAGACCAAAACGTTGTAAGCCAAACATTCGGTTCTTACTCAACAGCATTGACAACTGACAACACAGCTTCAACAGGCCAAGTTGGTTATTTGACAAGCGGTTGGGCACAGTACTCTACAATTCAATTGAAGGGTTCTACTGGAGCTGCAACACTCAACGCTGGTGACGTAATCCAGATTGCTAACATTTATGCAACTAACCCACAAAACCGTCAAGCATACGGTTCTGGCAAATTGCGTAACTTTGTTGTTCAATCTACAACAACTATCGCTAACGGTACAGCTACAAGCATACAAGTTGCTCCAGCTATTATCATTGGTGGTCAGTTCCAAAACTCCATCGTTGTTGGTACAACTTCTACAACTGCAGCAGTTACACCATTCAACAACTCTGGCACATTGTCACCACAGAACATTCTGTTCCACCGCAATGCGTTCACACTCGCAGTAGCCGATCTCGAGCTACCAGAGGGCGTACACTTTGCTGGTCGTGCATCAGATAAAGAAGTAGGTTTGTCAATTCGTGTAGTACGTCAATATACCATTAACAACGATTCAATCCCGACTCGTTTAGATGTGTTATACGGATGGGCACCTTTGTACCAAGAACTTGCTTGCCGTATCGCAGCCTAATTAATTTTTTAAAGGAAATATAAAATGGCGAATCCAGGACCAGCAACCACAGTATCGGCACACCCAAGTAACATTACAACGAACCAAGCGTTGCGTGTTATCGGTGTAGCCAAAGGTGTAAACCTTAACGCAACAGCACTAACCCCTATTCCTGTAGTTAACTCTACAGCGTATATGCCTAAAGAATTGATCGTTACAAACGTCAATAACGCAGGCGCAGCAGCTTCGATCTCCACATCGACAGCTCTGGGTATCGTTAGTACTGCTTCTACATCAGCAACTAGCCTTTTTGGCGCAATTGCACCATCACAATTGACTACCGTTCTTGGTACATCATACGTTGATGCTTCATCTGCTGCCATCCAGACTTCACTTGCTAACCAAACTTTATATGTGAACGTAACCACCGCAGCTGGAACAGCAGCGACTGGAGACGTATACGTGTATGGCTACGATTTCAGCTAATCCAGCCTGAAATTGAGGAAAGTCACCCTCAAAAGGGGTGGCTTTTTCTCTTTTTAAAGTTACAATTAACCTAATTTCCCAAAGGAAAAATCATGTCAAGCACCACCATTGCCAGGGGTAACATATTAGAGCAGTTTATTATTGCTCCATCCATTACCCCATCTGCGCTAACCACATCTTCCACACAATCTTTGCAAACTTTCAATATTGCGGGTCTGCAACCATCTGATATTGTGACTTTTTTGCAATATCAAGGTAACCAAACCTCAAACATCATGATTTCAAACTGTGATGTAGCAACCGCAGGCGTATTGACAATCCAGTTCCAAAACACATCTGGCGCTGCAACTGCGATCACCCCTGCTGCTGGTGTATATGACTTCAAAGTACACCGCATTGAAGGCTTGCCAATCGCTGTTAACGCTGCTTAATCATGGCTAATACAAGCGTTTATCGTCCCGTAGGCCCAACCTACGCAGTAGCAGTTACAACAACTGCCAGTAGCTCTTTGAGCGTTATCCCAACGGGTAATGATCAAATCAATTACTGTGCGTTTTTGAATACCGCATCTACGCCTGTTGCTATTTCAATTGCGCCACTTAATCCTACAAGCATTACTGCTCCCGCAGCGGTTCTGCCAACCGCAGGAAACACATCAACATCGTTTGTCTTGGGCATTTCTATGTCTCAGCCAACCGTTATTGCCGTGCCTGCTGGTGGATTTAACTTGAGCGCAGTTGGTGCAGCGACAACTCTGTATGTAATGCCTGTAGCGGATCAATCATGACCAATCAAGTAGCATCTACACAAACAATCAATACTGTAGCGGTATTGACTTACGATACTTTACCAACTGTTTCTTCTGGATTTGGCGGTTCAACTGCTCAAGTTTTGGGCAACCAAATCGGCATTTTCAGAGTAATTTTTGGTAGTACCGCAGGAAATACTGGAACTTTTACGTTCCCGTTTGCTGCCCCAACTGGGTGGTTAGTTCAAGGTTATGATATTACCAATGGAACAACATTGTTTTTGCAACAAGTAGCTTACACAACTACGACAGCAACAATGAACAGTTATAGCATCACAACTGGTGCTTTAGCAAATATGTCTCCTGGTGATACTTTAATCTTTACTGCTCAACCATTCTAATGAGTGCCCCTAACCTAACATCTGATCAAAACCTACTGCCTGTTCAGGCGTATTTTGACGTCTATGGCAATTTTCAGACTTTTATAGGTCAGGGGCAACCCTTTTATGCAACATTAAATCCGTCTCAAAGCGGGTTAAATATCACCAATAGTACGATTAATAGTACGACTATTGGCCTGGTTACACCGTCATCTGGCATTTTTACTAATATTCAGACAACAACTGGATCTATTAGTACAACTGCGGTAAATCCAACAGATATTGTCAATAAATCCTATGTTGATGCAATTGCACAGGGATTGTCATTCAAAGCCCCAGCTCAAGTAGCTACAACCGCAAACATTACATTATCTGGATTACAGACAATTGATGGGTACACAACGCTTGCAGGGGACAGGGTTTTAGTCAAAAACCAAACAACTCAAGCCAACAACGGTATTTATATCGCTAGTACAGGCACATGGGCAAGATCTAGCGATGCCAACACCTATGCGGAACTGGTTTCTGCGTTCTTATTTGTAGAAAATGGTGCTCAAAGCGGATCAGCTTGGGTTTGTACTAGCCCACAAAACGGCACTTTAGGCGTAACTGCCATTACTTTCACCCAATTTAGTAATACGGCTTTATATACCGCAGGAACAGGGCTAACTCTGTCTGGGTATCAGTTTAGTATCACTCCACAAGGTACAGCAGGAACATACGGATCTGCATCTAGCGTACCAGTATTTGTTACAAATGCTTCAGGTCAAGTCACATCTGTAACCAATACATCAATTTCTATTGCGCCAAGTCAAATTAACGCAACAATTCCTAATTCTGGGTTAACTAATTCGTCATTAACAGTTAATGGCACATTAATTAGCCTTGGTGGATCTGGAACAATCACCGCAACGGCTTCTAATGCTTTAACGATTGGCACAGGATTGTCTGGCACATCCTACAATGGTAGTACGCCAGTAACTGTTGCAATAGCTAACACATCTGTTACATCTGGAAGTTACACGCTTGGCAACTTTACAGTTAACGCACAGGGTCAACTGACCGCAGCATCAAGTTCAAGTACAACGGGTAGCGGAAATGTCGTATTGGCAACTTCTCCCACTCTTGTAACGCCAAATCTTGGTACACCATCCACATTGGTGGGTACTAACATCACGGGCACAGCTTCTGCGTTAAACATTGGTGGAAACGCTGCAACCGCAACAAGTGCAACATCTGCAACTACCGCAACAAATTTGGCGAGTGGTACAACTTACGCATTGCCCTATCAATCTGGCGTTGGAACTACGTCATTCTTAGCATCAAGCACAGCGGGTCAAGTATTAATTACAAATGGAAGTTCAACTGCTCCATCTTGGGCAAGCAGTATTACTTTGACAAGTGGATCGTTTGGTACGCTTTACACAACTGGGCTTACTGGCTATTTATATGGTAATGGCGTTGGTGCGGTAACGGCATCTACAACAATTCCAACAAGCGCATTGTCTGGTCAAGTATCCCTTGCTAATGGCGGTACAAACGCTAATTTAACTGCCAATGCTGGTGGAATTGTGTATTCTGGTGCATCTGCTTTGGCAATTAGCACAGCAGGGACAACAGGACAGTATTTAACATCTAATGGGACTGGAGCACCTACTTGGTCTACTCCAAGTGCCTCAGTTACTATTTCAGATCAAACAGTCAGTTCTAGCACTTTTTACCCTGCATTTTTATCTGCTACAAGTGGTACTGCTACAACTATTGACACTAGCTCCACAAAACTACAGTATGTGCCAAGTACAGGAACATTCACAGCTACTGTATTAAATGCAGGAAACCATGTAGCTACAGGCTCCACAACTGGATCTGCTAATACTGGTGCTTTTAGTTATGGAACCCTTGGATATTCTGATACCAATATTTTGGCATCATTTCAATCTAGTGTTAATACCTATAACCAGATGGTGCTACAAAACACTAGCTCTGGAGCTACAGCATCTACAAATTTTAATGTATCTAACAATAATGCTACAGCTACCACAAATTTTGGTGAGTTTGGTATCAATTCATCTGGTTTTACAGGAACAGGAGCATTTAGCACTGCAGGATATGTTTATTTAGCATCTGCATCAACAGATTTAGCTATTGGAACTTATGGTTCTAACTCTATTCATTTTGTTACAAACAGTAGTGCAACAGATGCAATAACTATAAATACAAGCAATGCAGTAGCTTTTAATGGATCTTATGGAACATCTGGGTATTTATTGCAATCAAATGGTTCAGGTTCTGCTCCAACTTGGGTATCCACACCAAGTGGGACAACAATAACAGACGACACCACAACAAATGCCACAAGATATCCTTTATTTTCTTCTGTTACATCTGGCACTTTATCAACTGCTTATACTTCCTCTACTGAGTTTCAATATAACCCAAGTACAGGCACTTTAATTTCCCCAATATTACAAGCAGGGACTGGTGCAAACTACATTCAGTCATCTGGTAATACAACAGGAAATGCCCCAGTTGTTCAGGCTTTGGGATCAGACACAAACATTCCTTTGGTATTGCAACCAAAAGGAACAGGAGCACTACAAGCCCAACAAACTACATCTACTGTTACAGGAGGCAATGCTAGGGGTGCTAATGCTGTTGATTGGCAGACAAATAGAAATGCGGCAACACAAGTTGCAAACGGAAGTCAAGCTGTTATAGCAGGGGGACAACAAAATACTGCATCTGCAACTCAAAGTTCTATTTTAGGTGGTTCAGGTAATAATGTTTCTAATGCGTGGGCTGTTATTGGTGGGGGCTTAAGTAATGCGGTATCTGGAGCAACTTCATTTAATGGTGCTGGACAAAGCAATACTACTGCAGGAGCAAGAGCCGCTGTTGTAACTGGTCGAGCAAATGCAGCTTCTGGTGAATTTAATTTTATTGGTGGTGGTTACGCAAACTCAGGCACAGCAACAGCTGCAGTAACTACTCAAGCAACATCAATAATTACAAGTGGTTCAACTGCAGTTACGTTATCTGCTACAAATGCTGCTATAAAGGTTGGACAATTTATTTCTGGAACACCGATACCATCTGAATGTTATGTTGCAGCAATTAGTGGAACATCTTTAACTTTATCCCAAAACGCTACATCATCAACAAACGCAACCCTATCTTTCTACACACCTCATGGAGTAGTAGTAGGAGGAGGAAACAACCAAGCAACAGGCTCTTATAGTTTTGTAGGTGGTGGAGGTGATGCAGGGACTTCTGCAAATAGAAACGTAGCCTCTGGGGATTGGAGTTTTGTTGGGGGTGGACAAAATAATATTGCATCTGGTGTTGGTTCCGTTATTTCTGGTGGTGGAGTAAATGGTTCTTCTGCTTCTGGAAATACTGCTTCTGGCAATTCTTCTGGCATTGTTTCTGGAACTGCTAATTTATCTTCTGCTCAATTTTCTTTTGTTGGAGCAGGAAGGGGAAATCTAGCAACTGGCACGCTTTCTTCAATAATTAATGGAAGACAAGCATCTACAAGAAGTATTAATGGAGCAAATTCTCAGAATTCAGCATATTTTTCTGTTGTAGGCGATGGACAAATAGAGACATTTCATCTTTTAATAACAACAACAACTGCAACCACAACTGAATTAACTACAGATGGAAGCTCCCCAGGCAGTACAAATATTGCAGTTCTTCCTCCCCCATCAACAGCAGGATCATCTTCGGTTTATACATTTCGTGGGATCATATCTGCTAAAGATCAAGCTACAACTAACGCTGCAGGATGGGAAATAAAAGGTGTTATTCAAAGAACAGGATCTGCAACTTCTACAACATCTTTAGTTGGAACACCTACAATTACACTTCTTGGGGCAACATCTGGGATAACATCCACATGGGGTCAAGTAGGAAACGTAACAGTAACCGCAGATACAACTTATGGTGGTATATCGGTAAACGTAACAGGTGCGGCATCAACCACTATTAGATGGAATGGTCGCTTAGAAACATCAGAACTGGGGTAAAAAATGGCATTACAACTAAACTTAACACAAACACAATTTGGTAGTCCTGCACCACAGGCTTATGCCAGAGTGACTAATTTCTTTGGTAACAAGGATAATATCCAAGTTCAAGTAGCAGTCCACTATAGCAAAGATGCTAGAGATGCTAATATGAGCACAGTTCAAGAACACGCTCACTACATTGGTTTGGCTGATATAGCAGGAAAGGGTGATCTTCTCCCTGCAATCTATGAAGTGTTAAAAACAATGAGCCAATACCAAGGCGCAACGGACGTATAACATGGCTATTAACGAAAATGCAGTTACTGATACGCTAACCCCTACAACGGGTACATTATCCGTGTCGGGCGTTTTCGCCAATAATCAGACTATTTCTGTTAGCACAACCATACCAAGTGGGTACTCAGCACAATCTGCTGGGCCTATTACATTGGCAAGTGGTGTAACTGTAACGATCTCTAGCGGATCAAGGTGGGTGGTGTTATGAGTTACGGAACTGCTTTAGTTGACACAATTCAATCTAGTACAACTGGAACACCTACCCAGTTTAATGATGGGTCTGGTACACAGATTGGTACGCTTTGTAGGGCTTGGGTAAATTTTGCTGGAAACACAACAACACCATCTGCAAGAGCTTCATTCAATGTAAGCTCAATAAGTTATGTTTCATCGGGCGTTTATATAATAAACTTTTCTACTGCATTAACCGATGCAAATTACGCTATTGTTGGTACAGGTCAAAGAGATAGTAACAATACTGGGAATTTAAACATTTTCGGTAGTTCATCTTATAATTCTTTGACTACTACTTCTGCAAAAATTGTTGGCTATGACAACGCTAACTCTCAAGTCTCTTTAATAACAATGTGTATTGCAGTATTCAGATAAGGCCCAAAAATGACAACCACACTAAACGCAGTCACATCCACAGGCCTTGTCCAAACATCAGATGGATCAGGTGTGCTTAACATCCAAAGTAATGGTGTAAATACTAATGCTCAGGCTTGGGGGAATTTTAATGGAAATCCAACACTTACTACAAGAGCAACTTATAACGTAAGTTCAATTACTAGAACTAGCTCAGGATTTTATACAGTTAATTTTACAAATGCTTTTGTTGATACAAATTACGTTGTAACGGGTATTGCTTCTTATGGAACAGCTAACGGAACAAATGGTCGTATTTTAAATACAGGTGCATTTGCGACTACAAGTGTCCAGCTTCAAACTTCATATACAACAAATACAAATGAAGATGAAGCATATATTATGTTTGCAATTTTTAGATAAGGAAAATCATGAAAGTAATCATTTACACAAACACAAGCGGTAACGTATCAGTATGCGTACCAACAGGCGAATTACCTATTGAGACAGTTCTTGCAAAAGACTGTCCAAGTGGTGCAATTATTGTGGAAGACTCAACCCTACCACAAGGTAATGATGCTTTGTTTTTTGATGCTTGGAAACTAAATGGGTCTACAGTATCTGTGGATATGCCAACCGCTATTGCCCATCAAACCACAAAGCTCAACCAAATGGCTTATACAGAAACGCAACATCGTTCTGCTAAAGCAGGGATTGGCCTAACAAACGTAATGTCAGATGCAGATTGGGCAACAGCTCTCACAACTGCAAGATCTGCAATTACAGCATCTACAACAACTGCTGAGTTAGTAAGTGCTATTGCACCTATTCAGTCAGCAATAACTGCTAACACACTATGAGTTTAGTTTTAACAGGCACATCATCAGGGGGTACTATTGCAAGTAGTAGCACCAATGTCCCTGTTGTACTACAAGATAGCTCAGGCAATACAAATACTTGTCAGGCTTGGGTTAATTTTGTCGGATCTAGTGGTTCAATTAATGCTTCTTTTAATGTTTCAAGTATTACTAGAGCTGGAGCTGGACAATATCAAATAAATTTTACAAATGCTATGATAGATGCTAATTATTCTGCCTTAGCAACTTGTACTAATAGAGGCGGTGGTTCAGCTCCTACCGCTAATTATTCAATTGGTTATGGTACTGCATCATCAGCAAATACAAATGGAACTTATTCAACTTCTGCAATTCAATTTTATTCTCAAGGTGCTGTTGGAACAAATATAGACCCAGCATCTGTAAGCATAGCAATATTTAGGTGAAATATGAACTACAAATGGGAAATATCAGAATTAAGTGGGGAAGATGAAGTCATCACTCATGCCAAATATCATTTATCCTTGACAGATGGGGTAAACACAGTTGAGACTGAGGGAAACTGGCATTTTAAAGATCCACAAAACAAGGTTCCATTTGCTCAAGTGACTGAGGAAATGGTGGCTCAGTGGATTGAAAATGAGACTATGAAAGATGGTGTTTGTGTAATAAAATCTAGGTTAGAGGAACAATTGGCGCTTTTGGAAAAGTCGAAATCTATTGTCCCCCCTTGGAAACCACAAGTTTTCACGCCTAATATATAGGACGAGCTATGACCCAGCCAATTGACATAATTTCTCGTGCGCTTAAAGATATAGGAGCTTTGGAAGCTGGGGAGACACCTACGCCCGAAGCAGCGCAAGATGCCTTTGATATGCTCCAAGATATGTTAGATCAATGGTCTAACGAAGACATGATGGTTTTCTATAAGAACGAGATCATCTTTCCCGTAGTTTCTGGTCAAACACAATACACCATCGGGCCTGGCGGTCAAATTGGCGCTAATTTCACGGGCAGTATCACAAATAACATTTTGACAATCACATCCATCCAAAGCGGTGGTATATCGATTGGCCAAACATTAAGTGGAACAGGAATTACATCTGGCACAACAATTACCCAAATGTTAACTGGCGCAGGCAATAACGTCAACGAAGCAGGCACTTACTTACTTAATACCTATTATGCTTCTCCAGTTACAAGCAGATCAATAAAGTCTTATTATCAGCGCCCACTTAGGTTAAATTCCTGTTTTGTCAGGATTAACACCTATTCCAACGGTCAACCCATCACAAACGGTGGTCTAGACTATCCCGTTTCGGTGCTAAATATTGAGCAGTACGAAATGATTGGCCTTAAAACGTTGAACGGGCCTTGGCCTAAAGCGATTTATTACGAACCAACTGAGACTTTAGGCAATATTTATGTGTGGCCTAACCCAAGTCAGGGCGAAATGCACATATTTGTGGATCAATTATTTCAACAATTCACCACAATAAACGACAACATTAATCTGCCACAGGGCTACAACATGGCTTTGCGGTGGTGTCTGGCAGAGCGTTTAATGCCTATGTACGGCAAGGCTAGTCCTACGCAAATCGGTATGATTCAAAAGTTCGCAGCGCAGTCTAAGTCTACTGTGAAGCGCACAAACATGAACCCTGCAATCGTTTCAACCTACGCTGATTCTTTGTTAGTTGGAAGACAGCGCGATGCAGGTTGGATACTTAGCGGTGGGTTTTTTCGCTAATTAGTATTAATTTTTGTAAAATAGTGAAATAAAAAGGTTTAATTTAAAGTGTTTGAGTTTTACGTTTATCAACATTTAAAAGCTGATACCAATGCAGTTTTCTATATAGGAAAAGGCAAAGGAAAACGTTGCAATCAAAAAGCTGGGCGTAATCAATATTGGCATAGAGTTGTAAATAAACATGGCTTTGTTCCTAAAATTATTGTTGATGGAATAGATGAAGAGTTGGCTTTTTTATGTGAAGCCGAGTTAATTGATAAATATAAAAAACTTGGTGTTAAATTAGTCAATGCTACAGATGGAGGCGAAGGAGCTTCAGGTTATAAACATACTGAAGAACATAAAGAAAAAATGTTGGGAAATGAATATTGGAAATTAGTTAAAACTAATGGATTTAAAGGAAAAACTCATTCTGAAGAGCAAAAAGAAAAATGGTCAAAAACAAGAAAAGGTTCTTATGGAACTAGAAACGGGGTTAAATTATCAGAAGAAATTAAAGCAAAAATAAGTGCTTCTAAAGCAGGAAAACCTTTAAAAGCAACAAGAATTTTATCTGATGATCAAGTCCGTGAAATTAGAGTTTTATTGAATTCACAATATATTGCTGAAATAGCTAGACGTTTTAATGTTGGTGAATCAACAATTAGAAGAATCCGTGATGGTGAACGTTATGGAGATATTCAATAATGGCAGACTTTGGCTTTGTTGGCCCATCCTATTCAGCCCCGTCTATATACCAAGATGCTCAAGAGTGCATAAATTGGAGGCCAGAGGTCGATCCTTTAAAAGCCCCAGGTACTCGGGGTGTGGTCGCTTTGTATCCAACGCCAGGTCTAACATCTGTTGTAGCGTTTCAAAACCAAGCGCCTATTCGTGGGATGCGTACTTTGTCAGGCAGTACCCAATTAATTGCGGTTTGCGGTCAATACGTTTATTCGCTGACAAGCACATTTATTCCCACAATTGTCGGGCAACTTAACTCTACTACGGGGCAAGTTGGAATTACGGACAACGGCACTTACGTTTATATTACTGACGGCACTTATCGGTATTCTTGGAGAATCTCTAGCCCCTCAACTGCGGTATTTACAGGCACAATTTCTGGAACCACGCTTACAGTAACTGCGGTTAAAAACGGAACGATTGGGGTGTCTCAGTCGCTTTTTGGCGTTGGAATAGCACAGGAAACCGTTATCACAGGACTAGGAACTGGATCGGGTGGCGTTGGTACATACACCATTAATATTAGCCAAACAGTTTCCACTGCTGAGACAATGAACTCGACTGCGGTCGCTGCGGTGTTTACTGGGACAATCTCAGCTACGACATTAAGCGTAACTGCGGTGGCTAGTGGTACGTTATATTTAGGCCAGACAGTCCAAGGATCTGGAGTCACATCTAGCACAGTTATTACCGCACTTGGCAATAATATTGTTCTCAGTCAGTCAATTGTTTCTGGCGGTACAGGATACGCAGTCAACGATCAGGTCACGGTTGTGGGCGGTGTTTATGGGTCTACGCCACAAGTTTATACCGTTTCCAGTATAACAACGGGCGGAGTGGTTAGTGGATTGACAGTTTACTCTCAAGGTTCATACACAACACAGCCAATTAATAACGTATCGACTACAACAACAGGGTCAGGTACTGGGTTAACCTTAACGTTGACCTTTGGTACAGGAGCGGGTGGAACGGGTAGCTATAAGGTCAGTCCAAGCCAAACTGAGGCCACATCTGAAACCATGTATGCGCTTAACTTTAGCGTATTGCCAAGCTCAGACGGTGCGTTCAGCGGTGCGGATATTGTGGACATTGTGGACAATTACTTTGTCTATAACAACCCAGGCACTCAGCAATGGGCAGCATCTGGGATACTTAGCCCTATCACCCCAGCGCTTAGTTACGGAAACAAAGACGGTGCGCCTGATAACCTAGTCTCAATTATTGTTGATCACAGAGAAGTTTATTTAATGGGTGAGGAATCATCCGAGGTTTGGGTGGATGCTGGTACATTCCCATTCCCATTTCAAAGAATCCCTGGTACATCTACCCAGCACGGAATTGTGGCTAAATTTAGCGTTGCCAGACTTGGTAATTCTTTTGCTTACCTTAGCCGTAATATTCGGGGTCAATCTCAGATCATGATGATGAACGGGTATATTCCTCAGAGAATATCCACCCATGCGGTAGAGAATACTTTAGTCAATCAATACGTTCAAGATGCCGTAGCGTTTACTTATCAGCTAGAAGGGCATGAGGTTTATGTAATCTCTTTCCCGACTCTTGATCTTACATGGGCCTACGATATTACAACAAGTATGTGGCACAAGTGGCTTTGGTGCGATAACACCAATACTTACCACAGATGTAGGGCCAATTGCTCTGCCGTATTCCAAAACATGGTATTGGTAGGAGACTGGCAAAACGGTCAAATCTATGAACTAGATCCCAATAATTATACGGATAACGGACAAAATATCCGCAGACTTAGACGTGCACCCCATTTGGTCACAGATTTACAACGCCAATTCTTTGACGAATTCCAGATCCAATTTCAACCTGGTGTCGGGACAACTGGCGTATCTTTGCCCACAGATGTGACCAAAACCACAACTTATCCACAGGCTATGCTCAGATGGTCAAATGATGGTGGATCAACTTGGTCGCGGGAATATTGGGTCACAATCGGTCAAGAAGGTAAATACAAGAATCGTGCCATTTGGAGACGTATGGGTACGGCAAGGGATAGGGTTTACGAGGTTGTTGTGACTGATCCTGTCAATGCTGTAATCGTTTCTGCTAATTTGAAGGCATCGGAGGGTGAAAATTGAGTAACCAAGTCACACAAGGCATACCTCAAGCGCCTGTTCTTGATCCGCAGACAAATAGGCTTAGTCGGCCTTGGATGCAGTATTTTTTGAACTTTTTGAAC